CGCGCCGTGTTGTGGAGGAAGCGTATGGTGATATTCTCCTGCCAACATCGCATCCGAAATACCCGGTTGTCCATTCGAAAGCAGAGTATATTTATGGCGACACAGATAGTGTGTTCTTCACGTTCAATCTCGCCACACCTGAAGGCACCCCCATCCGCGGAAAAGACGCGATTGAAATCACGATTGAGCTCGCGAAACAGGTCGGTGATTATTCATCGAAGTTCTTGAAAGCGCCTCATGGATGGGTGTATGAGAAGACGATTTGCCCCTTCGCGCTCCTGCGTAAGAAAGGGTATGTCGGTGTGTATTATGAGCAAAACCCTAATAAGGGAAAACTGAAGAGTATGGGTATAGTGCTTAAGCGCCGTGATAATGCACCGATTGTGAAGGAAATCTACGGCGGGATTATCGATATCCTGATGAAGGAGCAAAATGTGGATCGAGCCATCACGTTCCTGCGCGAGAAACTCCAGTATATGATTGACCAGAAATGCCCGATTGAAAAACTGATTATCACGAAGTCGCTGAGGTCGGATTATAAGAACCCGGCACAGATTGCGCATAAGGTGTTGGCGGACAGGATGGGTGTGCGCGACCCAGGTAATAAACCGAATACAGGCGACCGTATTCCTTATGCGTATATTCATAATGACGCCAAGGGAGCACTTCAAGGCGATAAGATAGAGCATCCGGATTATATTCATGCGAAGAAACTCCAGTTGAATTATTCGTTCTATATTACAAACCAGATTATGAAACCGGTGCAACAATTATTCGCGCTTGTGTTGGAGCAACTGCCGGCATTTCAGAAGAAGAAGGGTCGTTTCTTGGATGCGGTTGAGACGGTTGCATCTACAATAGACGACCCAGTAAAACGTGAGAAGAAAATAACAGAGATGCGGCACAAGGAGGTGAAATCTTTGTTATTCGATGAGTTTCTAGTAAAAGCCGATAACTTGAATAAAGGGAATCGAGCGATAACGGATTGGTTCGGTGGTGGAGGAAAACGCGGCAAATGAATATGATAGACGCTGGCTGGTGGTCTGCGTGATATTTTTAATCTACTTCCATAATATCGTCGTGATCGTCGCCATCGTCGTCGTCACCGTAATATTGGTACTGGGTGTTGCGAGAACTATTAGTGTTCGTATTTGTCATCTCATTCACGGTATTTACAATATCTTCATAGATTTGATTGTTGTTGTAATTCATCGGCAAGTCATATGAAAATGTCATATGGTTCTCATCAGCACTGTCGATTGAGAGATTCGCCGGACGGCGTCCGGAAACAAAACGTGTTGATGGCTGCGACGTTGGTGGTTGCGACGATGGTGGTTGCGACGATGGTGGCTGCGACGATGGTGGTCTATATTCTCGAATATCACTTCGGCACATCGGACACGTCGAATGACTTACAAACCATTCTCTCAAACTAGACCGATTAAAAATATGGTTACACCCACGTATCATCGTGATTTCACTTTCATCGTTGAATTCATCTCTTGAAATAGGACATGTTGTATTTACCGGAGATACGATATGCGAAAAAACTGTATTCAGCGTTGCTATGTTGATTTGGTCGCGTGTTGGCGCGCCTCCGCCTCCACTGTTCGGTCGAACTTCAAGTGGAATCGTGTATAACATAGAAAATATATTATTGTTATTATTAATATTATTGGTATTGTTATTGTTATTGTTATCAAGACCCTGGTTTGTTGGCTCTCTCTCGTTGCGTGACAATTCATTATGAAAATATCTGGACAACAATCGGGGAAACACGTCGGCCAAACGTGCAGCAGGCGCAGCAGCCGCAGGAGGAGCCGCAGGAGGAGCTGCAGGAGGAGCCGCAGCAGCCGCAGGAGGAGCCGCAGGAGGAGCTGCAGCAGCCGCAGGCGCAGGAGCGGGAGGTGCATGTACTGGAACCGGCGCGGATATAAACTGACCCGCAGAAGGAGCTACCTGAATTCCTCGTGCGCGACGTAATTCGTCAAACCGATAATAATAAAAAGTTTGCCGCGCGATTGATCGCGATAAATTCTCTCGCAAAGTCTGTTCCATTCGTGAAAACATCGCATTACCATTCAATATAAAATCGTTGTATCGATGCACGAGTGTCGTATATTCATCCATGTAAATTTGCTCATCTTCTACTGCATTATAATATTGATTGATATGAAATCTCTCGTAAAAGTCGTCGCGGTTTCTCTCATCTCCGCCTCCGCCTCCGCCGCCGCCCCCGCCCCCGCCCCCGCCCCCACCGTTGGTTCGCCGATATAATATATTGTTTGATGGATCTGTGTTCATTATTTTACGTATAAATAATGAATTATTTCATTTTACCTCTATATCCATTTATTACGTTCATTACGAATTCTTTTGCGTCGGTTGCGGGAGTAATCGCAGCTTACATCATCGGCAGCATGAAGACAACACAACCATAATGCGAATAGCACAAAGAATGAACCGGCCATAACTAGAAATTCACCCATGAGCATGATGTTCAGGCGCGGGCTGTATGTGAATCGATCTTACGTAACAACTATCGATCAATTTTATCCGAGATAAATGAAACTTAAACATAAAAATGCAATACTATCTAAAGATCCGTAACAAATTCACATAGATACATAAATAAAATGGAACCGAGATTCCCCGATTTCGCCGGAAAGGGGATTACGGGTCTTATGAATTTAGGAAATACGTGTTTCGTAAATTCGTGTCTTCAAGCTTTATCACATACGTACGAACTGAACCGTTTTTTAAATGACGAAAAATACAAAAAGCGACTGACAAAGAAGCCGGATGCAGTATTATTAAGTGAATGGGATAAACTGCGCACATTAATGTGGAGCGAAAACTGTATTGTATCACCGGGCGGGTTCATGGCATCGATGAAGCAAATTGCGCGTCTGAAAAACCAAGAACTATTTACGCAAAACTCGCAGAACGACGTCCAGGAATTCCTCGTATTTATGTTGGATGCATTTCATATGGCTCTCGCACGAGAGGTAAATATGACGATCACCGGGAGCGTAAATAACGACAAGGATATCGTAGGTAAGAAATGTTATGAAATGATGAAGCAAATGTATACAAAGAATTATTCGGAAATGTTGAACTTATTCTACGGAATTCAGATGTCGGTGATTACAGAATTAAACGACACATCCAAAATATTGAGTATATCCCCCGAACCGTTCTCTATTATTTCACTATCCATACCTCTGGTTGAAATCCCACAGACGGGGAAAACGCGTATCCCAACGTTGATGGATTGTTTTACTCATTATTGTACCAGCGAAGTTATGGAGGGGGATAATGCGTGGTTTAATGAAACAACCGGAAAATACCAAAATGTCAAGCGGGGTATGATGTATTGGAGCCTCCCTAATATTATGATAATTGACCTGAAGCGTGTGCAATATACTGAACGCGGACCAGCGAAGATTACTATTCCGGTGGAAATACCACTTCGTGACCTCGATTTAAGCTCGTTTGTTAGCGGATATAAACGGGAAAGTTACGTCTATGAATTATACGCGGTATGCAACCATCATGGGAATTTTAGTAAAAACGGGCATTATACTGCAACAATATGTGCCGCCAACAATATATGGTACATGTTTAACGATGAAACTGTGAAACAGGTAGAAATGAAAGGTGATGCAATCACAAGTAATTTACCGTATTGTTTGTTTTATCGCAAACAACAACAACAACCACCGAAGGTTATATCATCGCAATAGAATATATCCGCAATATTATACCATCAATATATAGTTAGTCATTTCATCCATTCGTCCATTTATTCATGTCGGCGCAATCAACAAAATCTACAGTGCCCCCTCCATCACCAGCGCTTCCAAATGGAGCTATACCAGGTGGTCATGCACAAAGACCTGACCGTGTGGGTTTAAATCAAGTTAGTAGTATATTTGAATGGATTGATGGTAAAGTAGATGGTTACATCAATGCGCGTGTTGTAATCCTTATCTGCGTCGTTATTTTTATGGTTTATTTCGTGGTGAATGCTTTAGCCGGCGGGGGCTCTGAAAACGAGACACGCGAAGGTATGCTCTTTGCCAACGTTTCGATTCTAGAGATATTTCTATGGGCGATTTTTATCGTAATTGTCGTGATTAATGGTTTTCAGTATTTCTTCAATACGAATATTACTACCGAGATATCGAACTTGCTTTCTACCAAACCGCAAATAACGATCTCTCAAACTGTTCCTGCAGAACCTGACGGCGCCGGTGGTAGCGATTTAGGGGGCGGACCATCTCTCAAGATGCGAAAACAGGTGTTCCATATTCCTGCGAGTGTGTACGACTATGACAACGCTAAGGCGCTCTGCCAGGCATATGGTGCGAATTTGGCGAATATAGACCAGATGGAAGAGGCACATAAATCCGGCGCAGAGTGGTGTTCCTATGGATGGTCGGATAACCAGATGATACTTTATCCAACACAAAAATCAACTTGGGAAGAGCTCCAGAAGAGCACCGACCTTGCAAAGAAAAACAGCTGCGGACGACCAGGTATCAATGGCGGGTATATTGAGAACGCGAGTATGAAGGCTGGTGTGAATTGTTATGGTCCGAAACCAGAGATAAACCCCGCTTCATCCAAGTTGATGTCGTCTATTCAGAATTATGAGGCAGGGAAAATGATAGACCCACTCCATGAGGCACGAGTACAACAAATGAAGAACAAAATCAACGATGTAGTTATTGCACCGTTCAATAAGGCAGCGTGGTCTTTGTTGTAAATATAAATTTTAGTATGTGTATAATATATATAATACACATATACCTCGGTATTTAGAAAATTGATGTCATCCCTTTCTATGAATAAAGTGCGTGGTCGCGCCATAAACGCCAATACGCAAAACACGAACAATTTCTCGATGTGGATGGAGCCTCTCTCACATAAGGATTATCCGCTTACAAATGTCGTAAATCCAACAAATAATGCGTTGATAACCTCTAACGGAGTAAAGAATACGGTTATCGCACAACCCGGCCTCACTTATAATAATATCCGCTTGGATGTCAGTGGCTCGGTGAATCCGACGAAATGGACGACCGGCCAGACGATTAATACGGTGTTTCTTGAATCGGCAGATATGGCGCAAATCAATACGGCAATTTCAGCGGGAACCGTAGCGGCATATACATACACACCCAAATCCAACAATTCTAAAATCATCGTGGAATATGGGAATTTATATACGATTACGGGCGATTCTGGTGGTGGATTGGATGGGTTTGAATCTAGAATTACAATTGACAGTACTATGGTCGCAAAACGACAGCAACAATTTCCAAATGCAGCTGGTTCGGGAACGAGAGGTAGTACGCTTTTCCCGATTTGCGGCGGTATTGCCAACGCGGCGCTTACTCCTCGTGTCATAAATATAACATTAACGAGAAATGATGGTAATGATACCGTCCAGTTTTTTAGTGCTTCATTTGACGCATTTATGAAAATAACCGAAATCTCATTATAATTCAGTTCATTTCATTCATTATGTAAATAATCTCTCGTAGGGGTTATTTACATCGTCGATACTATCATGCCTTCGCCCGTTTCGTCTTATTCTGACGCTTCTTCCCGCTGAGTTCTCCTTCTTGACGTTGTCTTCGTGTCTTTACGTCATGCTGGATTCTCTCTGAGGGTGTCACGAGAGACAATAACATATCGAATATATCGTTTGGGACTGTTTTTGTTTTATGATGATCGTCGTCGGTGTCGGTGTCGGTATCGGTATCGTCGCTCTCAGTGTCATCCTTATCCATATCCTTATCCTTATGCGTCTTCGATGCATTCGCATCCATCTCCGCTTCCGGGACTTCGAATGCATAATTGCGCGGCCGAAACAAAGCTGGCATCATAAACAATCCAGCAGGAACTGCTAAATCTTTAAATAAATCGCTGAACTTTTCAGGGATAAAATGTTCATCGCAGCTTCCGTTGCCGCCGCCGCCGGTCTGGCGTGCAGACCCAGCGTCGTCGAGAGATACGAACAACGGCATCTTATGCTGATACAATAAATTATTCACCTGATACCCACCTCCGATCATATTTCCTTCTTTATCTTGATGTAATACCAAATGTTGGTCTGGATTAAAATATTGACTTATGCTTGATTTCGTCATCGTGGTAATTATACTTGTAATATCATTAGATTATGATTTAGAGTATTGCACGCTCGGTCAAGTTATTACTACGTTTCATCGTCATCTGACGACTCTGCACCTGCGCCTCCACCAGAACCAGGCTTGGTATTATATACCCTCTTAATTTCCGTCGTTGTTTTCGTCTCTCGGTTTTTCTTAATATATGCCATGATTTGCTCTACCTGCTTGCCGTTTGTTATAAGGTCGGAGAGACATTTCTCTATATAGGTGAGCGTGAGAGGTGCGGTATGTTTCGCGCTAACAAACTTCAACTTTCCATCACTAATATTCACGGTCGCTTTACCTAGTTGTTTTTCCTCTATGATTTCAAGTATTTCGTCGTTGATGACTGACTTCTCTGTGCGAATATCTCGGACTTCTTCCGAAGTTAGCTTAATCTTATTATCCAACTCTACCCAGCGTTTGATTTTCGTTTCGAGAGTAGGAGGGGTTGCATGATTGACAGTCATAATCGTAGTCGGGTTCATGATAACGCGCGAATGATGTAGTAGATATAAATACTATGATTATATATTTATATCTTCTCTTGATATTTATTTTTCATTACTTATGGATTGGTAATTTACCTGCGGCGGCGAGTGCGGCGAGATGCGCGACGGAAATCAAATGACTTTCTGAAAGAACGGTCTCCAGACCTGCGGGACTGAAGAGCCTTTTGGCCAAGGTAAAGTCCTAAAGGAACGAGCGCGGTTTCAACAGCCGTCAGCAAACCTGGAACCATACCACCCTTCTGGCTCTGGGACTGGGACTGGGACTGGGACTGGCCTTT